GACGAAGAGAAACTGAAGGAATTGCAAAATGGCAGTAACTCACTCGACAAACGCGCGGGATGTAGCGACTAGCGCTGTCACCGCATTACTGAATGCCAGCGGAGCAGGAAAGCTGGTTTTCCGCACGGCAGGGAATATAACGGTCCCCGGTACTGCGGTTGCTACGCTGACTTTTAGTGCTACAGCATTTGGTGCTTCTTCAAGTGGTACGGCTACCGCCAATGCCATTACCAGTGATACTAACGCTGCGGGGGGTACCGTAGCTACGGCCACACTGCAAACTGGGGCGGCGGTAGTCGTTATCCACTGCGCGGTAGCTGCGAGCGGTAGTGACATTAACCTGACTAACGGGTTGACTGTATCAGCCGGTGATACGGTATCTTGCTCAAGCCTGACCTACACTGCACTGAACGCATAACATGGCGATCCGGCACGTTTACAGCCAGACGGTTGCAGACGGCACCGCAACCAGCGTAGTCCGTCCTAGTGACTGGAACAGCGCCCACAATCAGACGTTATTCATCGCGGGCAATACTGCGGGGGCGTCTTCGATCAGTGGCAGCGATATCTACTGGGCGGGTGGAAGTAACGTCACTCTGAGCGCCAACGGCTCGACCGTCAGCGTAATTGGCGTAGCAGCACAAACAGTAGATACAAACAAGGCAGGTACAGGCTTCACCAGCACTTCTACTACAGGGGTGCTTCTTACCGCCGCGCAAGGCGCCAATGGCCTCTCAATGGCCGTGCCGAACTTCATTACCACATATGTTAACGATCTGACTTCAGGTCGAGCGGGTACGGGCTTTACAAGCACGACTACAGCAGGCTCCGTAGTAACGGCGGCTCTAGGCACAAACGGCCTGTCAATGGCTGTGCCTAACTTCATTACTACCTACGCTAATGATCTGACTTCGGGCAGGGCTGGTACGGGTTCGACCACTGCCGGTACTAACATCTCCATGACCCTCGGGGTCAACACCAACGGCGTGGCTCTGTCGGCAAACGTACATAACGACGACTACAACGCTTGGAACTTGGTAGGTAACACTGCTGGAACTACTGGGTCTACGATCACAACGCAAGGCCCGCTCTATTTCTCGGGCGGCAACAACATCACCCTGAGCGGTAACTCAAACACCATCGTCATCTCCGCTGGTGCGGGTGGCGGTACTACCAATCAGACCGGCCCTAACATTGCTGTTGCGGGTTCCACGGTTACGTCAGGCACGGTGTTGTTCAGTAACTCCAACGGGGTTACTTTTGGTATGAACGGGTCTACGCTGACCGCTTCTATTATTGCCAACAACACATACGACGGCTGGCCTCCGTATGCAGACTTTGAGATGGTGGCGGGGCAGCAAGGACAAGGAACCCTGTATTTTGAGCCTGAGCATAGCCCGTATTACTTCCAAGATCGGGTGGGTATCCCGATTGCGTACACCAATAACGCGGGCTCTAGCGGCACGTTAACGTTAAGTTATTGGGTTGGCCTCTATACCCAGAACGTCAGCACGTTGTCTTTGGCGAGTAGTACATCTATCAGTACCTCTTTTAACTTCCAAGGCACGGTCGGAAGTTATTCGCTGTTTTCGGGTATGCGGCTGCTGACTATCCCGTGGACATTGACGGTCGCTGAACAAGAAATTTATATCGCGCAGCTTTCCAGAACCTCGACTGCGGGTAATAACGCCTCTATCTCGCAGATGCTGGTGAGCAACGTCAACAGTAACTTTGTTGGGATCTTTGGGCAGTCGCATAACACCACGTACCAGCTTACGCAAGGTCAGGGTGTGTATACCGTGACGACAAGTGGTTTGCCTAGTAGCGTGGCGTTCAGTCAGATTCGTGGCTCGGATTCAAACGCTCTACGCGCACCCGCGATCAGATTCATCAACGGCACGGTGTAATTATGGATATCAATGCCTTTGCGTCTTGCCAGAGAATCACGATAGATGGGGAAGTTCATATCGTTTTGTCTGAACCCGTGCCGGGGATTGCGCTGTGTGTGCGAGAGTCTGATGTGACTGGCGGGGCATCCTATTTAGCTACCGTGATTGTTGGAATGCCTTGATGCAGCCACAAATCATTTCATCCTACGACGGCGGGGCGCATAACGCTGATCTGGACAAGACCATCTCCCGGCTCACGGCAGATAAAGCTTACAAAGACCTGTCTTGTATTCAGATTGTTCCGTGTTTCGGGCAGATCCCGACACGGGCCGTTGCTTCATGGATGAACCTGTACGCGCCTCCGAACGCTAAGTTCACACGCCTGTGGGCTGTTGGGATGGAAGTTGGTAAGGCGTTTTCGTCTGCCATCGAAAGCATTCTCGCCCATCCTGATCTGAGTAAGTGGAAGTACATCCTTACGATGGAGCATGACAACATCCCGCCGCCTGACGGGATCATTAAGCTGTTGGCTCAGATGGAAGCGCACCCCGAGTACGCCTGCATTGGTGGGTTGTACTTCACGCAAGGGCCGGGTGGTGTGGCTCAAATCTGGGGTGATGTCAAAGACCCAGTAGTTAACTTCCGTCCTCAGAAGCCCGATCCTGCTGGTGGGTTGGTCGAGTGTCACGGCACGGGGATGGGGTTTAACGTCTGGCGTATGGATATGTTCCGCGATGAGCGCCTGCGTAAGCCTTGGTTTGTAACGCAAACAGAAGGTGGGGTCTCCACGCAGGATCTCTACTTCTGGTCCGAAGCCCGTAAATATGGCTATCGCTGTGCTATTGATTGCTCGGTCAAGGTTGGACATTATGATCTCGATGGCAAGCGCGGCGGGATTGCAGACTACGTTTGGTGATGAATGAAACTTGACCTCGGTTGTGGCGGCAAGAAAAAGGAAGGCTTCATCGGCGTCGATCAATACGCGATGGAGGGGGTTGATGTCGTCCTGAATATCGGCGTTGACCCTTGGCCTTGGGAAGATGGTACGGTTGAAGAGATCCATGCGAGCCACTTCCTTGAGCATCTGACTGCGCAACAGCGGGTTCACTTCATGAACGAAGCCTGCCGGGTTATGAAGGACGGAGCCAAGGCTACGATCATTACGCCTCATTGGGCGTCGAACCGGGCTTATGGAGACTTCACGCATCAGTGGCCCCCGGTGGCCGAGATGTTCTATTACTACCTGAGCCAAGAATGGCGCAACGCCAACGCTCCGCATACTGATGTGAAGTGGAACCCGGCTGGGTATAGCTGCAACCTTGCTGCTACTTGGGGTTACTCATACACCCCTGATCTTGGCGCTAGGCATCCTGACCACGTTCAGTTTGCGCTTCAGAACTACAAAGAAGCCGCGCAGGATCTTTACGCTACTCTGGTAAAACCCGTAAAACCGACCGAGTGACGCTATGGCTACGGCGTTTCAGTCTGGTGCTTTTCAAGCTGATTCATTTCAGATTGATGCGGTAGGCAAAGACGCCACTGGGGCGCTGGTCGGCCCCGGCTCATTTATTCTCGGTGCAGCTACAAGGTTTAGAGCATTTGATGCTACAGGGGCTTTAGTTGGCCCCGGCGCTGTAATAACAGGTACGGCGAACAGATTTAGGGTATTTAGTTCTACGGGTGCCTTGACTGGCCCCGGTGCAGTAATAGTCGGGGCGGCGACTCGGTTCCGGGCTTTTGATTCAACTGGGGCTTTGGTTGGTCAGGGCGCTCTTGTTACGGGCGATGCCCGCCGGTTTATAACTCACGATTCAACTGGAACGCTCGCTGGTCTTACCGCAGCTATTACTGGCTCGGCTACACGGTTCCCGTTACATATTGCCTCTGGTTCTATCAATGGCCCCGGTGCTTTAGTTACTGGAGCGGCTGTTCGTAGTTCTCTTTATCCTAGCCCCGCTGATGTCCGAGAAGGTGTGGTATATGGCCCCGGAGGCATATATGTTGGTACACTTAAGGTAGGCGGTAAGATCCTTTTTATCTTTGACGACTAGCACGGTCGGAGGTTTTTTATGTCTTTTGCTAATTTATCCGGCCCGCTTCGTGTTGGTCCTGTCAGAAACGGTATTGGACGAAATACTGGGCTTTGCGTTTTGGCGCAGCAGTATGATTCTGGAACGATCACGGGTACTTCGGGCACTCTAATCCGAGCAACCCCATTCATCGTCCCCAAGGGCGCATACATCCTAGATGTCGTTATTGATAGCTTGCAGAATATGAACGGCGTAGCTACGGCATTGGTCTATGTGGGAACCACGCTTGGTGGATCGGACTTGATGGGTCTTACAAACACGCTAACTAATAACGGGTTTTCAACAGATATTTCGTCCGCGACCACCAACAATTACAGCACTATCTCAACCATCTTAGGTAACCCGGGAGCTACCGCCGCCGCAAAAAGAACTGCAGCCCTAAACGCTGACGCGACCATCTACACTACGATTCAAATAGGGGGCGGTACGGCTACCCAAGGTCGCGTTAATATCACGTTGGTTTATTTACAGCGTAACGAAGATGGGTCACAATACCCTGCGAGTGCGTAATGGCTAAATCTCCAGCATGGCAGCGTAAAGAAGGCAAGGCCGAATCGGGCGGGTTAAACGCCAAAGGTCGGGCCTCTTACAATAAGGCAAATCCGGGCAAGCCGGGTTTGAAACCACCCGCCCCTAACCCGCAAACAGCGAAGGACGCGGCAAGACGGAAGTCTTTTTGTGCAAGATCGGCAGGGCAGGCTAAGATGTTTCCTGATGCAGCAAAAGACCCAAATAGCCGCCTGAGAAAGGCGAGGAAAGCGTGGAAGTGCTAAATGTCATCCGATCCTTTTCACCTACTCTGGAACGGAGTATTAACCTTGGGTACCATGCTCATGGGCGTGTATCTTAAAACCCACGGTGATTCAGTTAAGGAACATCGGGATCTGATCGCTAGGACGCGAGAAGAGCTTCGGGAACGGTACGTCGCTAAAGACGACCTTAAGATGGTCACTGAAAATATCAACGCTCGGTTCGACCGAATCGAAGAAAAGATCGACAAGATCATAGGGAAGAATTAACATGCCCCTTGACCCCGATACCGAAATCCAGTACCGCCGAGGCGGAAAGATCATGAAGAAGACCCCCCGTAAGTTCCAAGCTGGCGGCGCAGCCACCCCCGCTCCTAGTCCTGATCGTGTTCCTCCCGCCGAAGCCGCGAAGATGAAAGCGGAGAAAGAGCAACAAAGGCGCGAAGCTGCAACGCAGAAAAAAGGCGCAGAAAAGCCCGATCTCAGCAAGCCTTTCAAGAAAGGCGGCGCGGTGCGTAAGTTTGCAGACGGCGGTGAAACCCAAGCCGGAGATAAAGACATTTACTACACCGGCAGGTTTAAGGGCGAAGACGGAGATGATATCTATCGCCGTGCGTATGAACAGGCAGACCGCCTACGCGAACCATCCGGCGCTGAAGTAAAAGAAGTTAAGGCCCGCACCGGGCTTACAGAGCCTTCTGTTCGCAAGCCTGCTCCTAAAGCTGCCGCTCCTAAACCCGTCGCTCCTAAACCCGTAGCTTCTAAGCCCGAGCCTAAAGTCGAGCCTAAAGCGGCGGCTAAGACAGAAGCTCCTAAATCAACAGGCGCGACTGGTAGCTACGAAGCTAAAGGGCCGGAAAAAGATTTTGAACGTGCCGGTAAGACATGGGAAGCCGTGAAAGCTTTAGGTAGACGGATGCTTACGACCCCTAGTGGTCAAAGCGTTTCTAAGTTTGCTAAAGGCGGTGGTGTCGAGGCTAAGGGTAAAACCAAAGGCAAGATCGTCAAGATGGCTAAGGGCGGCGCGGTTCGCGGTTACGGTGTCTCCAAAGTTACCAACAAGACTAAGATCGTCTGATGCCTGCTACCTCCGCCAAACAAGAACGCTTCATGCAAGCCGTTGCTCACAACCGTAAGTTTGCAAAAAAGGCTGGCGTTCCTCAGTCGGTTGGTAAAGAGTTCACGGCGAAAGAAGGCGGCTTGTACGCCAACATTCACGCAAAGCGTGAGAGGATTGCTGAAGGGTCTGGCGAGCGTATGCGTAAGCCGGGATCAAAAGGCGCTCCAACCACAAAAGATTTCCAAGAGTCCGCTAAGACGGCTAAATTCAAAGAAGGTGGTCCCGTGAAAGAATCCAAAGCAATGATCGGTAAAGAGTTGTCCTTCATGAAAAAGAAGGGCGCTCCCAAGTCCATGATTAAGCACGAAGCAGCCGAGATGGGTGCTATGAAGCCCAAGAAGTACGCTCGCGGTGGCGGCATCGAGATCAAAGGTAAGACTCGCGGTAAGATGTGCTAAGTTTTAAGCACTAAGGAGCGACTGTTGTTCTCATCCTTATCCGGCCCTTTTGGGCCTACGCTTGGTGCGCCTAATACGGCGGGGGGGTCTTGGGCACCGACAACACTAACTGCAACCGTCGATGGGTCCGCCGCGACCTTGACTCAGGTCGATGCAATTACTACCCGCTCAGGTACATGGTGGGTTGACGGCCTCGGGCAGTTTGGCGATTCGTATGTATACGCCATGCGGTTCTCTGGCAATTCGGCGTTTATTCGCCTTTGCGTCATGCGCCGCATTTGGGATAAGTGGGTTGGTGATGGGACTGCACTTGATACACGAACTATTGCGCTTACCGCCACGTTAAATGGAACGCCTTATTCTTGGACTGCCGGGTGCGTGCAGGGTTCTGTGCGTGTGGTTCAAAATCAAGACCCGGTAGCTCCGAACCCTGCTTGGATTCGTGAGGCAGTTACAAACTACAAGGTCACAGCGTTTAGGCGCGAAACTTCGTACAACCCAGCGACGTTTGTCCCCACATCTCCAGACGGTTGGCGTGGTGCATATGACCCGACAAGCCTCGGACCAAATTCGGTAGCATCAACGCCAACATCCAGTAATAATTACGTTGGCACAACGTCGGCTCAGGGCGGCGAATATACAGCGTCTCGTAGCTTTATCCACGACATTGATGCCGGGGTTATTGACCGGGCGCTGCATAACGAAGATGGCGCGATCACTTCGCTGTGGCCGCAGTTCGTACAATACACATTCTATAGCTTGTCCCAGCCGCAAGGCGCAAACTGGTCAACTACAAATCATTGCACGGCTGATCCAATATTCCCCATTTCTGCGCCGGATCGCCCGTATGACATGGATTCTGGTAATCCCGCTACCGCCACAAATCCGGCTGTAGATCATCTCCAACCCGTTAATAACTGGGGGCGCGACACCGCGCACCTTGAAAACACTGGATACGTTCACTGGCTTGCAACGGAGGATCCAATAGCGGCGCTCGTAGTCCAGCGACAGTTGGCCTATGTAATCGCTTGTTATTGGGGAAGTCTACGCTTTACTATTACTACAGACTACAAATGCGATAAGGAGCAAGAACGGGGCGTTTATAACGGCTTCACCGCCCTGTTTAAGAATAAAGTAATTACAGATTCGGTAACCACTTTGAATGGGAAGTGGCTTTGGAGTTCCACCCGAGTCAATAAGATGGTTACCGACTGTATTTCTTTCCTTGATAACCTTGTTTACTCTCCAATATTTTCTTCGACCGTTGCCGATCCGGTTCTGTATACGCAGAAGACAATTGGCAGTTACGCTTATACGTTCGACCAAATATTCCCGGTATATGGCGGGCCTGTTGACGGCCAGACATTCAAAGCGACATCTAACTTTATGGTGTGGCAGTATGCGCCAGAGGCTTTTTATCTGTGGACACGGGCTGGCAATGCGACCGCATTGAAGTGGTTTACCAGCATGGCGCAGTTGCTGTCAAACTTAATGCAACTTATTGGCGGCGCGTCAGCTATTGACCAAACTAACAGTACGGGCGGGTCGGCAAGGCCAATTATTCTCTCGTCTGCCACTACTCCATATACTACCGCTGCGGCTTGGGCGACATGGTATAACTCGATTAACCCGAGTGCATCGCGGACAAATTTCAACGCTTCATATTCACATTCGGTAAATCGGTTTGGGAATATGTTGAGGCTAGCTCGCGGCGCAGGGATAGCGGGGCTTGATCCGGCTATTGCTAGCTTTGATGCGTTTAAAGCCGCAACTACTGCGTCTGGCCCAGACGGCGGCGTACTCGGTAACTGGCCCAAAAATTCGATGGGTTTATAAGGATTAAATCATGGCACTTCAATACGGCACTTCCACAGCGTTGACGATCACCGCTGGTTCTCTAGCGTTTGGCGCGGCTCGGTCTTCTGCTGCTGTTACTAGCGGCTTGACCAACAACACAACCGATTACCTGATCTCGGTAAACGTTCTCACTACGACAACTGCTGCGACGGTTAATAAGCAGGTTGTGGTGTATGCGTACCGCTCAGAAGACGGAACTAACTATTCCGGCGCTTCGTCAACGATTGATAACGTGGACGGCACGGACAAGGCGCTGACTGCAATCGGCTCGCCGTCCAACCTCACGTTCTTGGGCACGATTCAGCTTAACAACGGAACGACTGCCCTGACGCTTCGTCAAGTCTTCAGCCTTTCCCAAGCCTTCGGCTCGATCCCGCCTAAGTGGGGCATCGTGCTTCTGAACGATAACGGCGCTGCGGCCCTTGGGGCGACGGTTACTGCTACATACCGCGAAGTCTATTACTCGTAAGGCTGGGCTATGCCTCTGTATCTGCCAAGGAAAGTAGCAGCGCAGCCGCAGGGGCGCGCGCGGGTTGATTTTGCCAACCCCCTCACTAAGCACATGACGTTTGCTTGGACTGCATCTAACGGGTTCCAAGAGTCGGTAAACGGCGACGTAAAGAATTACGCGGTAAATGGCGACCTTGTTGTCAACGGTGTCAGGTCATCAAAAGGTATCGTACAAAACACCTCAGTAAACGGGTCAATTTTTTGGGGGCTGCGTGAACGCACTGTAAACACCATAGGCAACCAATTTACTATTGGTGTGGCGTTTCAGGTCCAGGATTTATCCGTTGATAATACCAGCATTATTAACGTAACTAATGCGGGTTTTTACGCTAATGTTATAGGGGTCGTATCCTCAAGAGTTCAAGCGTCAACCACGAATGCAAACACCACGGTGGTGTCAAACAATACGGTGTCTGTCGGGGACTGGATTTACGCAGTATATGTTCTGCAAAACGGTAATTTTCAGCTTTATGTTAACGGCGTAAAGCAAACGGCAGTAGGGACTGGGACGCTCCCTACTTCATCGCTGCCTTATAACTATATAGATTTCGGCCCCTCCCGCGCCAATCTATTAACTGCTTTCATTGCCACTCGCCCGTGGTCGCAAGCAGAAGTAACGTCATGGACTAATAACCCGTGGCAAATCTTTGCGCCTTCAGCGGTCACGGTTCTTGGTTCAGCCATCACCTACACCTACTCGCGCCCGTCGAGCGACGTAACAACCCAGTGGACGCCTAGCACTCCCGGTGCTGACCACTACACGATGATTAACGAAACGACCTACAACGACGCGAACTATATTGCCGCTACTGCGGCAGCGCAGACGGATGAGGTTGGTTTGCAGGCGATGACTGCCCCGCAGGCTGGTTCAAGTGTGCTGGTAAATTACCGGGTGCAGGGCATCACAGGGGGCGGATCGGTTACAGTGTCTTTGTATTCCGGGGCGACGTTAGTTAAGACGGACACCACCCGCACGGCGAATAACACCTCTCCTGCCTACTACACGATGACGGTAACTTCAGCAGAGTGGGGTGCTGTGGCTGTCAACTGGTCCAACATGCGTCTACGTTTTGTGAGTGCCTAAATGGTCTTTAGCCTGCTTCGCGGTCCTGCTGGTCCTACCTTCGGTGCGCCTAATACGGGTGGCGGCGGTACTGCGCCTGTCATCACATACCCGCTTTCGTTAGCAACCGGCACGATTAGCACCGTTTACCCAACTACGACTTTTACCGCGACGGGATCTCCCACGATTGTGTGGTCTGTTACGGCAGGGTCAGCGGTACTTACCACTGCGGGTTTGACGTTTAGCTCGGCGGGCGTGCTGGCCGGGACTTGCGCTGCTACGACGACGGGTTTTGTGACCTTCCGAGCGACGAATGCGTATGGTTACAACGAAATAACGCTATCTTTGACTATAGCCGGGGCAGCTACACCGGGGGCGTTTGATAATAGTCTGACGCTAGCTTTGCCAACTAGCACAACAACCAATTATCCGTACCAGTTTGGCCGCAGATTCGGTCAAGGTGATATCGCTAATTATCCGCAGGTGTTGATCGACGGAGCAGCGCAGACCACCCAAGCAGACGTAAAGAACCGCTGGCCGGATGGCTCAGTGAAATTTGCTGTTATTTCAGTTGTTGTGCCGTCTTTGAATATGTCTTCAAAGACACTGACTTTCCAAGATCAACCGTCTGGCAACAATACCGCCACGACAGTTGCAACGATGCTCGGTGGAGCGTTTGACTTTAACTGCACGATCACAGCGACTAGCGGCGGGTCAGCTTTAACCGGCGCACCGGTATCGGCTAGGACGATGCTCAGTGCATTATCGGACGCCACACTCGCATCTAATACCAGCGGCGATAGCCCAAACTCCCGTTATTGGACACAAGGTTCAGTCTGTACTACGGTGATTTTGGTTGACCATACGACTAAGGCCTACGACTTTGGGACGACGGCTTATAAGTCTCTGCGTCCTATATTCCACGTTCAGTTCTGGCCTACGCTTAACAAATACAAAGTACGTGTAATTGTTGAGGGGGCAGATGTTACTAAGCTCCACGATCAGGCATATGACGTTTCACTGAGTATTGGCGACACATCACCGACAACTGTTTACAGCCGTTCGGCTGTTCCGCAACACCTTGCCTCGCGTTGGACGAAATCATTCTGGTCTGGGGTTGCTCCAGTGCCGGTTAATGAAGTGCATAACGCTGAGTATTTGTCTGATATCAAGGCAATACCCTACTACGATCCTGCCAACATCACACCAGAAGCTGACATTGTTTCGCAGACTTCGGCTTGGAATAGCTTAACGACTATTTTTGGTGACGACCCAAGCGGTAAAGATATTTATGATCGCGGCTATTACATAAAGGGCCAGCAAGCCCCCGGTGGACGGCCAGAGATTGCCTTATTGTCTGATTGGCATATTGCGTGGTTGCAGTCGGGTGATTACCGTCTAAAAGTTATTAGCGATGCTCACGCCGAACTAGCTCTGGCATGGCCGATGCACTTGCGTGAAGGGTCAAGCTCAAAACTCTATGACGCTGCGCAGACATTGCCCGCCATTGGGTGCCCAACGACTCTTTTTGCTAGACCAACAACCCAAACTGGCGATAACAATTTTGCGTTGGGTGGGTACGTTGGCGGTTGGGTCGCAACTCCTGCTGATGCACATGTTTTTATCGCCCGTGGCGCACCCCCTGCTCCGGGTACGTACCAAGGAAATCTTGGTGTATCTATCACTAATAATAATGGCTGGCAACCGTACTCCGACCATGTGCCCCAGCCGTTTTACATTAACTACATCACAAGTGGTGAGTACATTTGGCTAGAGCAGGCGCATTTTTGGGCAAGCTGGTCATTGTTAGAGCCCCAAGTAAGCACTACTGAAGGGTTTTACGGTCGCGGACCAACTATTACAAGCGCAAACTTGTATGGGGATATCCGCAGGGCTGCGTGGCTCCTGAGAAATCGGGTGTCCGCAGCCGCTGTCGCTGTAGATGGATCAAAAGAAAAAGCATACTACGACTATGCGGTAAATAATGGTATTGCGATCCATGACGGGCTTTATGGTGTTACTGCCACACCAAATGTCGGAACCGCCCCGTATATTTGGGGGGATACTGTTTGCTTAAATAATGCCAGCATCCCTAGCCATTTTTATGGGTTTGGTCGCAGTCCGTTACATCATCAAAACGGCGGCACAGGCTACGGTTACGGATACGAGAAAGTGGATCCATTGGAAGTCAGCGCGCAAAATGCGACGTTCCAGTCTGGGTATTATTTGGTTGCGGCTTCTTTTGCTAAAGACCAAGGGTTTGCTATTGACGGGCTGCGAGCCTATGTGGCCGAACACTTTACAACGTGTATTGATGGTAGTCCGACATCGTATCTTCATGGTGTGAGGCCGATTCCATGTATGTACGGGTCTTATCCTATTACTGAACTTGTAACATTGGTAAAGGGTGGAAGCGGTTATGAGTCAGCCCCGACCGTAACTATTGCCGCACCGGGCGGTGGTGGAACACAAGCTACTGCAACGGCCACGATTTCTAGTAAAGTCGTTAATTCACTGACGATCACAAATGGTGGGAGTGGGTATTCTTCCGCTCCTACAGTCACAATCTCAGCGCCGGGTGGATCCGGTCGACAAGCAACGGCAATAGCCACTATTTCTGGCGGCGTGGTTACGGGGCTAACTATAAGCTGTGGTAGTGGATATACATCCCCCCCAACGGTAACCATGCCCGCCCCTAATGGGCCTAACCCTGTGCAAGCTACTGCTACTGCAACGATTAACGCCGCTGGTGAAATTACAGGGATTACTGTTACAAATAAGGGTGACGGATATCGAGACATTAAGCCACAAAATTCAGCGTATTGGGCTTTGGGTTTTTCTGGTGGTGGCGGCGTAGGTGCGGCAGCAAACACATATAAAGGTCCGCTGACGCGCACGGGTTGGATCACATCTTGGGCCGATACACTTGCTTTATACGAAGACCCGACATGGCCGCAAACAGACTCGGCGAATGTTATTGCTTCTTTTTGGGAAGCCCCGTCTGTTGTTAGCGCCGCTGTTGCTACAGTAACTGATTTGCCCGGTGGCACGGTAAGTTATAACTGGGTAAAAACAAATTGGGTGGACACTCGCCCACCCCCAGAATCTTTTGGCGGGGCTTATTTTCCGTGGACACCGGGCTGGGCGATGCTTCCGCGTATACCAATTACTGCCAATCCACGCATTACCACTACATTTTTGCCAAATGCGGTTGCAACACAGCCGTACAGCTTCCAGCTAAAAGCGAAGTCCACGCTTAATTCATACACATGGACTGCATCGGGCTCCCTGCCCGCATGGCTATCGCTTTCATCGTCGGGTCTTTTGACTGGCACGCCTGCCTTGGGGCAGGAAACAACCGGCGTTGGTCTGACTTTTGTATGCTCTAACGGTAACGCCCCGAACGCTACAATTACGTTGACTTTGGTTGTTGAATCGTCAAGGCCGCAAATTGTGATGTCGAGCGTTACTCGCCAATACTTTAATTCTACGTCGCTTGTTTTGTGGAACTCTTGGGGCGCGGGCGGATCGACTTTTGGTGGTGGCGACTGGTGGGATGCAACAGCAACGGCAAACGGGACTACTCCGTGGGCAGTTGGGAGCGAAAATCCTGTAGCGGACACGAATACAGTTAAACCCATTACTTTTGACATCACGACGTTGATGCAAAAGGTTTACGCTAATCCGTCAAAACTTAGCGCCATCATTATCTGTGGTACTGGGTCTGGAACTGCGACTTCCTATGCGCTAAAAGACAACTTAAACTCGGCAAGGCGTCCAACGATCTCTTATAACGGTGGCGCGGCTCAACAGGTTGTGGCTAATACTGCCCTTGATTATTCGTCTTTTGGTGGCGGATATAATTCCCAAAGTCGTAGCGTATCTCCTGGTTTAACTTCTGGAACCAATTGGCAGAGAATCATTATTGACTTGCCCCCTCCAAGCACGAGTCCAGTAAGCGCGATTTTGACTCTATGGACTGATGCACAGTTCGGGGAAGTTAGCGCCAATGTTTTCTGGCTTCGCAACCCGCCTGAATCGGCTCCGACAATCTAGGGAGCGGTAAACATGCCAAGACCAGCTTTTGATATTACAAAAATAAACAGGGCGAATTATAATTTCGCCACTCCGATTGCTTGGAATACTGTCAACGGCGGCGGCGATTGGTGGGATGCTGCATATACGGCTAATGGTTCAACGCCATGGGCAACGCAAAATGTCCCAGACACCAATACGGTTGAACTTGTTAGTCTTGATGTAACGACACTCTTTCAAGCTATTTATGACAACCCAAATCACCTTAGCGCCGTCATTATTGGCGCGACTGGCGCAGGGATTAATCAACTTTATGCTGGCAATGGATACGCGGTTGACACGGCAAAGCGCCCTAAAATTAGCTATGACGGTGGCGCAGATCAATCAATATCTAGCGAATGCGCGTTTGGTAATGGTTACGGGGCGGGCGCAAGTGTTAACGGCACAGAGCAATATGTTGCTCCTGATTTAGGGACATCTCAGGCCGGTTATTGCAGGTGGATTCTAGACGTTCCTTCGCCTGTCACAAGACCAACATCTGCGACACTAAAGGTTTATACGACCCAGCAGTTTGGAGCGCTTGATGTCAAAGTCTTTTGGCTCCGCTATCCGCCGGAGTCCGCGCCTACTTTACCTTACTCCACTCGCATCACTTGGGCTGAAGCGCAATATCAAGCCTCTGGCGTTCCTTCGGTCACAGACTATTCTTCTCCTATGTCCCGTGGTATCTTTCGTGGTATTGAGCGCGGCGTCGCTTAAAAGGATTCTTTAATGAGTACGATCTCTATTCCTTGGGGCACCGCGACTACGTTCCGCGCCCCTATCGTCAAGGCTGGGTCTACGGATTACGCCCTTACCGCTGACTGGACGCCTGCTGCTGGGGACGTTAAGGTCAGTAAAGACGGCGGGGCTTTTGCTAATATCGCTACGCTCCCTACCTTTATTGCTAGTGCCGCTGCGCTTAACTGGACCCTGAGTGCTGCTGAGACTGAGGCCACCGAAGTAGTCATCCAAGTGATTGACTCGGCTACCAAGGCTGTACAAGATCAGTTCTTCCGGCTGCAAACGACCAAAGCTGGCGCTCTGCAAGTAGGCGTACCCCAAGCTGCACAAAGTGCAGGCGACACCGCGATCACCCTCGACGCTACCGCTGCCGCACAGACTGACTTCTACAAAGGCTCGGTTGTTACGATCATCAGCGGCGACGGCGCGAACCAAGCCCGGATCATTACTGCCTACAACGGCTCGACCAAAGTTGCAACGATTGACCGTGGTTGGGATGTTGCGCTCACCACGGGTGGCACGCGCAGTGTGTTTGCAGTATTCCCGCAGGGTCTGAACCAGCCTCTGACTTCCGGCCAAACTACTGCCGCTGTACCCACCACCGCTCAGATCGCAACCGAAATCTTCGACACCCAAACCGTTGAAGCTGGTATGACCTTCCGGGGTGCGCTGCGTCTGATGGGTGCTGTTCTGGCTGGCCGGCGTTCCGGTACTGGGTCTGGCACCGAGGTGTTCAACGCTGCTGTGACTAATGCCAAGCCCCGTGTGACTGCGACGATTGACGGCAACGGCAACCGTACTAACGTAACTACCGACCAGACCCCGTAATGACTACTTCGGGCGTCGATTATGTTTACCTACACGCGAAACCGCGAGGGGACATCTTTTACGTCGGTAAAGGGCGGGGGGATCGTTATCTCCCCAGCAAAGGCAGAAACAAGCATCATAGGCATGTGGTTTCTAAATATGGGGTAAAAAACATTGAGGTCGCAAAGATCGAATGTTCTTCGCATAGCATAGCGTTAGACTTAGAGATTGGCGTTATCAAATGTTTGTTGCGTTCTGGTATTAGTCTAGTTAATCAAACTCTTGGCGGCGAAGGCGCACTTGGTAGAGGCGTTTCAGAAGCCACTCGGGCGAAACTAAAAGAAAAGTTATCTGGTAAAGCACTTCGTAAAAAGCCCATATCTTCCGAAGAGATTGAAAGCTTAATACGACGGAACAAGGCCCGAAGGAAACATCCACCCATTGATTTGAGTCTTTTACAAACGATGGAGGGCATGACTCGTAACGAGAAGATAGCGTATAGGGCTAAGTTAAACGCCGCTTCTCGGAGCCAAAGAATACTTGGGGATAAGAACCCCATGCGTGATGGACACACTGCGGAAGCCAGACAAAAGCTATCTTTAGCTATGCGAGGTAAAAACAATCCGTTTTTTGGCAAGACTCATTCTGACGAAACCAAGAAGCGTTTGTCCGATAGCCATGCGGCACGTCAGCCTGTAAAATGTCCACACTGCGATAAGATCGGAAAGCCTGAAGGTATGTTACGGTGGCATTTTGACAATTGTAGGGGTAAATGAATGACCACTAGCGGCACAGCCGGTTACACGGCCTCTATAACTGAGTTATTTGAGGAGGCTTATGCACGTGCCGGCTCTGAGTTGCGTAGTGGCTGGGATTTTCGCACCGCAAGGTTTAGCTTTAATTTGCTCACGATGGAGTGGGCTTCGCGTGGGATCAATCTTTGGACGGTAGAAAGCGGGACAATTCCGCTTGTGGCGGGTACCGCTACATATAACTTGCCAGTCGATACGATTGACTTGATTGAGCATGTGATCCGGCAAAACCCCGGCAACGCATCTACGCAGACCGACATCAGCATCTCGCGTATCTCAGTTTCAACCTACTCAACGATCCCGAACAAGCTCAATACGGGCAGGCCGATTCAGGTCTACATCAACAGGCAGTCAGGTGCTACGACGCCTACTGGCATTCAATACCCCACCATCACAGTTTGGCCGGTCCCTGCTGATAACTCCTACACGTTTGTGTACTGGAGGCTGCGCCGACTTCAAGATGCGGGTAATGGCGATGGGACTGCCGATATCCCTTTTCGTTTTGTGCCCGCGTTGGTTGCCGGTCTGGCTTATCAGATTGCGATGAAGACCCCCGAGGCCGCACCGCGTTTGCCCATGCTTCAGGCTGAGTACGATAAGCAGTGGCAGTTGGCGTCTGAAGAAGATCGTGAAAAGGCACCCGTTCGCTTCGTACCAAGAAACACATTTTATAGATAGGGGGAGCCGTGCCTAATCGGTTTTCCTCTGGCAAGTTCTCGATTGCTCAGTGTGATCGTTGTGGTTTTCGGTTTAAGCTGCAAAAGCTTAAGTCATTGACGATCAAGACTAAGAGTGTAAATATCCTTGTATGCCCGGAATGTTATGAGCCTGACCACCCTCAGTTGAAGCTGGGGATGTTTCCCGTTTCGGACCCACAAGCAGTACGCAACCCCAGACCTGATTCAAGCTATCCGCAAAGCCGCAGCTACACAGAGGTTATCTATATTGGTCCCGGTTTGGGACTTGCGGCGGGGACTCTTGCTACTAACGGATTGCCACCAACGCCTCCGGCTGCTAGCCCAACATTCTTCTCCGGCGGTTTCTATTCTGGTGGGTTCTACGCGGGCGGGTTCTTCGGGGTTGTAGGCGGGGTCACGCCACCGGCATCGGCTACGACGTTCTTCTCTGGCGGTATGTACACCGGGGGTATGTTCTCCGGCGGATTCTTCAGTGCTACATCTGTTGCAGTTGTGACCGGAGAACTTCTCACCGAAATCGGTGACTCTATACTTCTTGAGTCTGGCGACAGGCTCATGATAGGTTGACAAAATGGCCGATCAAAAAATCTCCCAGCTTTCCGCTGCCGCTGCACTAACGGGCACTGAGCTTGTTCCGATTGTTCAAAGTTCTTCGACTGTCTCCACTACGCCCGCTGCGATCAAAACGTATGCTACAGCGGAGCTAGTATCTACTTACGGGTTTGGCAATACATCCCGAGATGTCCCCGACCTAACGGTTGTTGCCGGTAATTACTCTCAGATTGGCCGGTTGCTTTCTGGTGCCACGGGTGGTACCGGGGTTATTTCGGCTTTTGTTGCGCTGCCTTTGGACGGCACGCCTACGACTACTTACGTGGCAACGGCGAACGGAAGACTTTGGACTGGGTATAAAGCTGGGGCGGGCGGTACGCCCACTTGGACAGAGTACGCAAAACTTACGGCACCTGCATTTAATTCGTCCCTCACTGTTAACGGCCCCTTCACGGGTGGCGTTTCATTTGTAGCGACGCGCAGTACCGGAGAGATTCAGTCTGGCGTTACTAGCAGCTTTACTGCATTTGATTCTGTTGCATCTACTGCGGCGGCATCTTTCACCCTTCCGGCGCTGGCGCACTTTCGCGCTACCGGAGTCACTGTTAATTCGCCTTCTGTTGTAAGTAATCAGTACGGCTTCCGGGTATTAAGCAACCTCACCGCTGCCACTAACAACTACGCCTTTTATTCGGATCTTGCGGCGGCGACAGGCGTTTGGAATCTTTATTTTGCTAACACCGCGCAAAACTACATCCGTGGTAACGTCGGTATTGGCTCGGGCAAGACCGTTCCGTCTTGCGCTCTTGATGTAAACGGACAAGTTGCTCAGTCTGCCGCGACTTCTATTACTGCTGCTGGTACTAACCTCGCTACTGCGACACCGCTTACGGCTACGTTTAGCGTAGTAAGTACCACCCCTTCCGGCACGGGCGTAATTTTGCCCAATGTTATTGGTACGGCGTTCTGGGTTCATAATGCTGGGGCTAACGCGCTTCTTGTTTATCCTCCGTCTGGTACGGTCAACGGCACCGCTTCCCACTCCCTCGCCACTACCGCGAAAATGCAGTACATTCAGATTACCGCAGGTGTCTGGTACACGATGTCCTAATCTTTAAGGTGATTTAAAATGGATCTCAAAGGCGCACTTAAAGCTCACATGAGCAAGGGCAAAAACGCTCACCCCGATAAAGCCGTCAAGAAAATGAAGGCCGGTGGTGTGACTTCGATGGATGCCAAAACATACGGTCGCAACATGGCTCGCGTCATGAACCAGCGGAGCAAAACCAAATGAAGACCGCTCAACCTAAATCAGTTCCTGTGCCCAATACTGCTGGCTATCCTCAGACGGATATCGGTAAGGCTGGCGTGTGGACTAAGGGCAAGTTCGCTCCCGGTGTGGGTCAGAAAGAGTACAGCACCATGCGTGGTGCGGGTGCTGCCACCAAGGGTACTAAGTTTCTGAAGAACGTCGCACTTAGCAAATGAACTACGCCTCATGCTTTGGTAGCGTTTATGTCATCACCAACTTGGTGAATGGCGCTCAATACGTTGGGCAAACAATCCAAAGCGTTGAGAGAAGGTTTTCTGCACACAAATCAAGCGCACAAAGGCCCCGTTTCAAGGTGAGCTTTGCAATCGCTGAGTTTGGTAAAGACTCCTTCCGCGTCGATGAAGTTTTTGTCTCGTTTGACAAAAGTGCTTTAGATGCTGCTGAGAAGTCCTTTATTTCTATTCTCTCCCCCGAATACAATATGACCGTCGGTGGAGCGGGATCGGTAGCGCGAACAGCCGAAACTAAAAGCGCATATGCCGCAGCGCAAAAGAGGGCTTGGTCAAATCCCGGCAGAAAACAGCGAGCAGCTACTACGTCCGTGCAGAATTGGCTAGACCCAGTTGTACGGCAGCGCCGGATTGAAGGGCTTAAAAAAGCAAACGCAAACCCCGAAATGTTTGAAAAACGCTCAAACGCATTAAAGGGTTTGAAACGTAATAGTTTAGTTCGCTCAAAAATGGCGCGAGCTAAATGGAAACCCGTATACTGCCCTGAGTTACAGTGTTCATTTCTGTCTCAGAGAATGGCGGCAGTACATTTTGGGGTCGTGCCAGCGGCCATAACGCAGGCGATTAAACAGAAAGGCAAGGTGAGCCGTATGTTTACCTTGGAAAAGGTGGCGTAAATCAACTATAACTCTTTAGTCGCCGAGCTTCAGTCCTATACGGAGAACGTATTCTCCGTAGCTGATATCAATACTTTCATTACGCAGGCAGAACAGCGGATCGCCAATGCTGTACAACTTCCCGCGTCTTTTAAGTATTCGACTCTGACTACGAGTATTGGTGTAGCTACGCTTACGCTGCCTGCTGACTATCTAGCCACGTTTTCGGTTTCGCTTCAGTTGCCCTCGGGGGCACAAGCCTATCTGGTAAACAAGGACTTCACGTTCTTGCGGGAAGCATTCCCGACGACAGCTACCGGTCAGCCCCAGTATTACGCCTTGTCCCAAGCATACGAGCTTACGCTCGCCCCGATCCCCAGTGCAGTCTATCCAGTCAATGTGGCTTACTACGGCTACCCCGACTCGATTACGCTTCCTGCGGGTACAAGCTGGCTTGGGGATAACTTTAGTTCTGCTCTTCTGTACGGCTCGCTGGTTGAAGCCTATACGTTTATGAAGGGCGACCAAGACGTTATGGCGCTGTACGACACGAAGTTCAAAGAAGCGATGGCGCTTCTCAAGCAGCTTGCGGATGCCAAGAATCGTCAGGACACGTTCCGCAGCGATCAGGTCCGTTACCCGGTAAAGTAAGATGTCTCAAGTCGTTTGCAATTCATTCAAGGTCGAACTTTTTAAGGCGATCCATGATTTCACGGCATCGACAGGCGACACTTTCAAAGTCGCGCTTTATACGTCAGCGTCTACGGTCGGGGCGGCAACAACAACTTACACAACGACAAACGAAGCAGTCGGAACAGGATATCCCGCAGGAGGAGCAGTCCTTACCTCCGTTACCCCGACGCTGGATGGAATCACTGTAGTCGTTGACTTTGCCGATGTGACGATCAGTACGGTGACACTGACATACCGTAAAGCATTGATTTACAACTCGACTAAAGCGAACCGTGCCGTAGCGGTTTTTGACTTTGGCTCTGACCGGGTTATTAGCGGCGGTGACCTTATCATTCAGATGCCCCCACCCACTGCTTCGACCGCAATTCTGAGAGCAACCTAAGATGCCGACCACCTATTCAGACAAACTACGGCTATCGCTTATGGGTACCGGCGAGCAAGCCGGTACATGGGGTGATGTTACTAATACGAATCTGGGTTCGCTTATTGAACAGGCGATTGCGGGTTACGTTACGGTATCCATCGTAGACTCTGATTCCCCCTCATATTCATTAGTAGCTACCGATGGTGCGGTCGATGAAGCGCGGTCAATGGCGCTCAATATCACTTCTTCAGTAACGCTTACTGCTACGCGCAGTGTCATCTGCCCTAGCAAGTCAAAGCTCTATGTAGTAAAGAACGCCACAACCGGCGGGCAAAGCATCATCCTCAAAACGGCAGCGGGTTCGGGAATCACTATCCCCAACGGCTCTACTAATATTGTTTTGTGTAATGGGACAAGCGTAGTAGAGACATTGACACTTCCGGCTACCGGTGTTACGAGCCTTACTACAAGTTCGGGTCTTAGCACAAACACTGCTGCTACGGGCGCAGTAAGCGTCACGAATACGGGTGTTATTGGTGTAACGGCAAGTACCGGCCTCAGTACAAGTGCTTCAACGGGTTCTATCACCCTCACTAATACGGGTGTTACGCAGATTACCGCTGGTTCGGGTATTAGCATCAGCGGCTCCACCGGAAACGTAACGATCACTAGTACGGGTACGGGTACTAGCATTCCTTCGGGCGTCATTACGATGTGGTCGGGGTCTATTGCGTCTATCCCGTCCGGTTGGTTTTTATGTAATGGCTCTAACGGTACGCCAGACTTACGGGATAGGTTTCTTGTAGGTGCGGGCAGTACATATGCAGTCGCTACAACGGGCGGTTCGGCTAACGCCACGCTTGTTTCCCACTCGCATACGGTCAGTGCCTCTGGAACAACGGCTGGCGCTGGGGGCCACGCCCACGGTGTTAGCGATCCGGGTCACAACCATAGTGTTAATGATCCGGGGCACTCGCATACCAACACGACTGGTAACCAAATTCTAAGTAATGGCACTGCCGTTTTCTTGTCAGGGTATAACAACGACGGTACCACGAACGGAGCGGCCACCGGCATATCTCTCAACGCCGCTGCAACGGGTGTTAGTGTTAATGCTGTAGGCGACCATACTCACAGCGTTTCCGTGGCTGGTAATACCTCAGTCGATGGTTCGTCTGCCGCTAATGCAAACCTGCCCCCGTATTACGCCCTTGCCTATATCATGAAGTCATAAATGCAAATCTCTGCCCGAGGTCTGAAACTCATTGCAGACTTCGAAGGTCTGCGGTTCAACGCTTATCCTGATCCAGGCACTGGTAACGAGCCTTGGACAATTGGCTACGGGACGACCGTATATCCAAACGGGGATAAAGTAAAAAAGGGGGATGTGATCTCCCCCGAGCAGGCGCTTGAGTACCTGCGACACGATGTCAAGAGGTTTACTGACTCGGTTAATCAACTTGTACGGGTGCCGGTCAACCAAAATCAGTTCGACGCGCTGGTGTCTTTTACCTATAATCTGGGTGCAGGCGCTCTAGGGCGTAGTACGCTCCTTACTAAGATAAATTCGCACGATTATCGTGGTGCGGCAGATGAGTTTGGTAAGTGGATTTATGCTGGTGGCCGGATACTTGCTGGGCTGGTTCGTCGGCGCAATGCTGAACGCGATCTGTTTCTTGCCCCGGTTACTGAAGAAATTAAACCCCAGCCAGCCCCAGTAACCCCCGACCCTGCCCCCGTAGTCGCTGACCCTGTTCAGCCTGAAAAACCGAGGAAGAGATTTATGGCCCCAGTCCTTGCCGCTCTCCTGCCCAGTCTGGTGTCGCTTATCCCCGAGTTGGCTAAACTCTTTGGTGGTGGCCC